CACCACTATTTGTGTATTCTGTTGAACCAATTATAGTGTTAGTACTATCTGTTATATTTCTAAATAATAATTTATGTCTAACAACTTGAAAAGCTGGTGCAGATGCTTGAACATAATAAGTCCCACTTGGTAATGTTATTTGATTTGATGACAATGAAGCACCAGATATTTCATTTGTCATTACAGTATTTAATGTTCTTGTTTGAAAAGAACCAGATGTAAATGTTCCACCAGTACTACCAGCAGATTTTTCATCTCTTACATGAAGTAAAGCAGAACCGAATGTAGTGCCAGAAACAGTTGCAAATTCTAAAGCAGTAGCACCACTATTCATTCTTAATACTTGATTAGAAGTTCCAGTTCCTGAAATTTTTGATATTGCTATTGCTGAAGATGCGTTAATGTCTGCATTAACAATAGTACCATCTACAATCTTTGCAGATGTTATAATACCATCAGCTATATCCGCAGAAGTTAAAGGTACTGCAGAAGGTTTATTTCCTATGAAAGGCATAATTAATTTCCTATGAACTTATATCGTCAACCGCAGAAACCCATACATCAAGTGATGCAGCAGTATCAGATTGTATTTTTAAAGCATCGCCAGATTGTAAAACAAACTTAGCTCCACCATCTAAAACTTGTAATGCTGAACCTGAAGGGATTGGTGCAGATTTTACTAAATAAATATCATTTGTTCCATCGTTAATATAAACATCTGCATTAACTGCAGAACCAGTTATATTAGCAATAGATATTCCAACTACTGTATCGTATGAGTTAGCTGTGAAAGATGTAACAGCAGATGTGCCTACGTTATTGTTTGTGTATCTTCTAAAATTTTGTGCCATATTTTATTTCCTATTATATTATTTGTTACTATAAAGCAATTGACATAGCAATCGCAAAACCATTACTTGCTTTACTATCTATTTGAGTTTGAATAGCTGAAGTTACACCATTCAAATAACCAAATTCTGTATTATCTACTGTACCTGTTCCAATCTTAGTTGCAGCAATTGAATTAACTGCAAGTGATATTGTACCAGAAGAAGTTATTGGACTTCCTGTTACTGTAAATTCTGAAGATCCTGAATCAGCTACTGCTACAGATGTTACTGTACCACCTGAACTTGGAAATACTTGTACGTATGAAATAGAACTAGAACCAAGTGTAGCACTAGTATCTGTTGTACATAAAAATAAATCATCAGCATGAGTAGTACCTTCTGATACTAAAATTAACTGTCCAGCTAATTCTGATATTATATCAAATTCTGTATCTCTTGAAGCAGCTCCTGAAGCTACAACAATATACAAACCATTTTGAGATGCAGTAGATTGATCTTTTAATAAAACTCTATTTCCTGTTACTAATGTAACACCATCTAAGACATCACCATTTTCTAATCCTGTAGAAATATTAACATTTGCAGTAGAAGCAACTCTTGCGATAACTCTTGTTCTAAGTCCAGTAACTAAATTATCAACATAGTTTTTAGTAGCAGCTTCAGAAGAAGCTGAAGGATCACCTAATCCTGTAATTGTTCCACCAGTTAAAGCTACGTTGTTTGCATTTTGTGTTGCTATAGTTCCTAATCCTAAATTAGTTCTAGCAGTAGATGTAGATGATACATCAGATAAATTATTTGAAGCTGTTAATTTTGTTCCAAGTTGCGTTTGAATAGCACTTGTTACTCCAGATACATAACCTAGTTCAGTAGATGTAACTGCAGATACAGCAACTTTACCAGAACTATTAGAAGCTAAAGCTCTACTAGCAGTTAAATCAGATGATGTAATTGTAGTAGCACCACCTGTAATTGTAGCTTGTTTAGTATCTATTTGAGTCTGAATTGCAGAAGTTACTCCACTAACATATCCAAGTTCTGTGTCAGTTGTTGCAGATACTGCAATCTTTGAAGATGAATTAGATATAACTGCTCTAGAAGCTGTTAAAGATTCTGTATCAATTGTAGTTGCTGATCCAGTAATCGTTGCTTGTTTGGAATCTATTTGTGTTTGTATTGCAGATGTAACTCCGTCAAGATATGAAAATTCTAAATTAGATACTGCACCACCGCCAATTTTAGTTGCGTCAATTGCAGCTGCTGCTGCGACTTTGGCATTTGTAATTACTAGTTCTGGTATTGAATCATTTGTTTTAGAAAGTGCTGCAACATAAATTGTAATAGTTTCATTTGATAATGAACCACTATCCCAAGTTACTGTTACTGTAGTATTAGTTGAAAATGTTGATGCACTAATTGATCCATAGATAGTTCCAGTTGAACTTCCAACAGCTTTTATTCTACGACCAACATGATAAAAACTTGTAACATCTACACCTGATACTGTGAATGAAGTTGATGAAGCATAAGTAATAGTAAAACCATTATCTCCATCACCATAAATAACCCATTGAGAATCATTATACCATTCTCTAATTTCAGCACCTAAACCTCTAAAACAATTATTAATATTAGAAGGCAACATACCTTCTGCTGTATTAATACTTCCTATTGTAGTATTATTTGAAGCCGTTGTACTATAATCTTTTATTCCTGCCATATTAATTTCCTATAAACCATGTAAAAACTTTATCGTTTTCTGTGTTAAATTTATTTATATATTCGTTTAATGCTACTTCTACTTGTCTTTGAAAATATTCTTGAGTATCAAAAGAATATCTTACGTTATCAATATCTAATTCTGTTATGTCTGCCATTATCTAATTCCTGCTGGTGCTGCTGTTACATCAATACCTTGAGCATCATTCCAGTTAGTTCCAGAAGCTATTTTAACATTAGCTCTAACATATCTACCAGATTGTCTCAATGGTGCTATGCCAGTTGTGTTTGCTGCAACATAACTAGAAGTTGTTTCAGTATCTACTAAAGCATCTCTAGTTTTAAGAGCTACTGTCGAAGCACAATCTACTATAGGTCTAACTCCAGTAATTTTAGTTCTTTGTCCTGGAATAGGTTCTATTTCAGATGTTTCCATTTCTGCTTCTAATTGATTACCAGCAAAAATAGCAGCTTTATAATTATTATCAATTGCACCTAAATACAATTGTCCACCATTCCAAAAGTCTGTATCTAATGCAATATTAATATTATCTAAGTTAGTAGATATAATATCCATTAATTCTACAGTATATGCACCAACAAATTGTGTAAATATTGTTGAGGCATTTGCATTAGCTGATGACCATTTTTCTGTAACATAATTATAAATTAATAATTTATCACAAATACCTGTAGTGTTATTTGCATTTGCTACCGAAGGATATAACCATAAAGCTAAGTTATTAAATGGATCTATTGCTGCAACAATACGATCTGTATAAGCTTTATTTAAATCAGCATCAAAAAATCTATTTACTTTTTCTGCACCAATTGCTTTTAGTGCATCACCATTAACTTCAAAGAAACCATCATCTGCGTAAAAAAAAACTCGTCTATCTGTTTGTGTTACAGTCTGTCCATATACAGCACCACGATTAGCAGATATAACGGAAAATCTGAATACTGTTTGTCCGCCAATATAGTCCATACGAACAATTTGATTTTGTCTAAATACATATCCTATTTCACCTGAAGTTATAGCTACAATCTTACCACCAGCTCCTGGAATATCTTGAAAGTCAGCTTGTTTTTTACCAAGTTCCCAAGTAGCAATATCATCATTACCAGTCCATTGTACTCTATTAACATTAGTTGGTTGACTTCCAGTAACTAAAAAATTTCTAATAATTCCTGATACTCTAAACGTAGGTACAGTTCCAGATGTAGCAATTGCAGATAAATTTGCAAAGTTAGTTGAAGTTCCCATTAAATAATATTGGGGAGCATCAACACCATTACTTGCTATAATGTAATTTCCAAATTGTGTGAATGTCCAAAAGTCAGTTGCAGTTCCAGTAAGACTAGATTTACGTGAAGTAAATGTACCACCATCTAATTGATAAAGATTAGTTCTTGTACCAACAAAATTAAAAACATTATTAGATCCATCTCTAAATGAACCTGCACCTTTTGAATCTGCACCAATATTATTTGAACTATAACTAACTAAACTTTTAAAAGGTTTATAACTTTGTAAAGCATAATAAACATTATTAGCTACATTAGCTCCTTTGTTTAAATGTTTAGGTTGGTCAGGTAACCATTCTCCAAATGCTAATTGCATAGTTACTTTCTTCTATAAAATGAAAGATCAGTACCTACATCGGTATTTTGTACAACAGGAGATCCACCAAATGAATCTTGTTGATCATTACTTTCTAATCTTTCTAATGCAGTTTGATACATAGCTATCCAGTTTTGAACTTGAGCTTGATCTATACCGCCAATAAAGTTAGCAGCATGAAATAAACTGCCATATAAATAAACAGATGGATGTGATGCTAAAATATAATTACTAGCATTACCAGATGATAAAGGTGTAAATGCTTTATAGTATTGTAAGTACCCTGTGTAAGTTGTGTCTGGACTTGGAGCAAATCTAAATTGTTCTACTCCATTGTCTGATTCAATTGTATAAACTCTTGGTAAGCCAGTAGTTGAAGCACCTTTAATTGCAAATAAATTTGCAGGTGTAATGTAATTTAAATGATATTTTGTGCCACCAGATAAAATGTAAAATGATCTTACCGCTATAAATCCTGTTGGAACTGTAACTGTTTCACTATTAATAGTAATAGTATCAATCTGTTCCATTTGTCTAATTCTTAATTTAGCATTAAGATCAGCTTCAACTAATTTTATAAAGTCATCAGATATTTCAGATGTAAGGTCAGATCTATTAAGCCAGTTAGCTATTGTTGATTTTAATTCTGTATAGGTACTAATTGCCATTATATTTTTCCTTCTGCAGTTCTAAAATATCTATACTCATTAGAGTTTAATTTTTTCTTTAAAATCTTTTTACGTTCTACATCTGGTATTCCAAACCAATTATTAGTTCCATTATATTCTTTGGCCCAAATCGTTAAACAAATATTTGGAATACTTGCTACTCTTTTTAAATCTCTAGATTTAGAATATCCATCATTTAAAGTAATAAGTTGTTTGTTCTTTTTAAGAACAGGTTCAACATCTTGAGTGTGTTTAATAGTAAGTTTTCCATCAGATTCTTTAATATAATCTGAACGGACTACTCCATCAAACTCAACGTCTCTTAACTTAGACATTACTCAGTTAATGATGTAACGTATAAATTTCCAGAAGCACAAATTCCAGCTACTTTTTCACCTTCAGAAATTTTAATAGTTTCTATTTCATTAGCAGGTAAATAAACTGTGCTAGTTGTTGCTGTTGGGTTAACACCAATATTGTAATGACAGTTAGCATCAGCTACTAATCTTACATATTGTATGTTTGCACCTATAGCAGAACTTTGAGCAGATGTACCACTCATAGCCACTTTAGATGTTGTTACTGGTCTAAGACCATAATTCATAATTGCCATATATTTCCTTTTAAATTAAAAAAGGGGGTATTGCTACCCCCTAATGTAAAATTATCTTCTTATGATAACAGTTATATCAATTGGTTGAGTCGTAGAAGATCCACCATCAGATGTAATTGTTATGTAATCACCTTCTTTAACACTGTTAGC